GAGTCCTGACCTGAGTGGCTACGACAAACGAATTGCTGTAATGAACGAGCAGTTTAAGATACTAAAGAATCAGAGCGAATATTTCAGCAAACAGATTGAACTTTATGAGGGGCAGATTAGGATGGTTGTTGATGTGGGCGATGAGCATTACCAATCAATCAAGGACTTGAAGAACTCAATGCGAGAGGACATCAACAGACAAGAGAATATAATTGATGATGTCGAGGACGATATTAAGGAAATTGAAGCATCTGTTCGTGAGAGTATAGACATTGCAGAACAGAGATTCGAGAACAAACGAGACTCACTACAGAACGACTACGATGCCAAGGCAGACACACTCCGAACCTCTATTGATCAGAAAATCGGTGATCTAGAGGCACGAATCAGTAAAAAAATGGATACCATGCAATCGGAACTCAATACTAAACTACAACGTTCACTAGACAACCCTTTGGCAAATAATTAAAAAGAGGACTATAATGGCAATTAATGAAAAAAGAATAAACCTTATTGAAAAGAAAATGGTTTTACACGATGAACAAATTGCAAGAGTCTTCTCGGACATAACCGACATTCGAGATAGTCAACATGACATGGTACTGAGACATGGCAAAATGTTTGCACAATTTAAAGGAATACTTATTGGTGGTGTAGTGATCTTCATTGCACTTCAAGTTGGCTTACTAGAAGCATTTAAGATTGTGATGTGAAGAAGCTATGTATCCTGTTGGCATTAGTTTTATTATCAAGCTGTTCACTACTAAAGGTAATAGGTGAACCACAGAAAATCATCAAGAACATTACGATTTCTGGTGTCGCCTATGCGGTCGGTGGTTGGATACCTGCTACGGCTGTACTTGCTACAGCGGTTGCTGTGGACAAAGTTCTTCCTGACCCTGACCCACAAATTTCGGAAATAACAAACGAGGTACAAATGAAAGCTTATTTAATTGCCAATCTCACAGACCAAATTATCTATGGAGCAATAGCAGCTCTAATTATCTTTATGATTGTAGTGCCTTGGGCAACACAACGCAGAGCCAAACGTAAGATGAAATACGACCTAATGAAAGCAGAGCTTCAAGCAAGGAGGAACAAGGATGTCAGTTAATATCAAGTATAAAGAAATGCCACACATGAAGCCTATAACTATTGAGACTAAGAGTAAGGGGTTCTTTGGTGGTATTTGGATGTGGATAGCAACCTCTCGCAAGTGGGAGATCACCTCAGATTTTTTATTCACAATTGATAACACCAACTATGTTATCCCTAAAGGCTTCATATTTGATGGCGCCTCCGTCCCGAAATATTTTAGGTCTTGGTTAAGCCCAATGGGCGTCTTGCTTGTGGGTGGGCTGGTGCATGACTACAAGAAGCCTAAAGCTCTTACCAAGAAAAATCAAAAGTGGTGCGACCAATTATTTCGAGACATCAACATTGATGTCAACGGCTTCAAGATCATAAATTATTTAGCCTATTATGCACTTCGAGGTGGCGGCTGGTTAGCTTGGAACGGACATCGCAAACGTAACTGTAAATGGGATGATGGACTAAAATAAAGTCAGTCATATTTTTTTTTTCCCATCTGCATTACTATTCGCCACAGTCTAGTTTCTTCTTCTTCTGCTTCGATGTTAGCATTCTTGGGTAGTTTATCTTTTTTAGGTTGACCACCATTAGATATACTGTATGGTGCAAAAATTCTCTTAGGATCATCTGAACGATTTAAGCGATTCCTTGCGGCAGATTCAGAAACTCCAATTTTACTTGCTACTGATCTACAAGTCACTACTTGACCATTTTTTAACATATACGATTTGGTACGGAGCTTACTCATCAGACTATGTACGATTCATACTGGCTAAACCAGAGGGCGATATAGACCACGCTTACAGTAATCGTGCCTAACATAAGGAATCCAACCATATTGAAAATTAGTTTAAGTGCGTTCATTTTTTTCTCCTAGATTTATTAGAAGGTGACGAGTCGTGGTGAAGACCTCTAGACGGATGCGTAAATCTTCTGCTTCAGTAGTGTCTTGCACAATGGCTCCTATGATGTCCATAGAAAGTTCTTTGCTACTCTCTTGGTCTGCGAACCTCATCAGTTGCATGTCTGTGAATCTAGTCTTCATTTAATTCTTCTTCCATAGTTGCCTATTCCAATCATCACACTCTGTTTTCATAGACTCGATAACTTCTTGAGGATCAACTTCCTTTGCATTTTTTAGTATCTCCTCTGCGACCTCTTTAATTTGAGCGTCATGATCCTCATCATGGAATGTAATGCACTCTTCAGTTTGTTTAGGTAATCCCAATTGCATTAGTAAGAATGTTATGGTCGCACCTATTAGTCCTGCGACCATAAGTGCAACCAATCCTAAGAACGTGTCAAAGAGCCACATATAGCAAATCAACGAGCGTTGTTTTTTTCATTCGCAAGTCAAGTTCGATGGATGGGTTTTGTTTACGTCCTATTTTTTCAAGCTCTTTAGGACTTTTTTCCATAAGCAATTCCTTGTTCATGGACTCAGACCAAAAAGGTTTATATTTGTTACTCATAACTCTGTCTCCTCTATTATTAAAGGTTTATCATCTAAATATCCCCAACAGTTATCTAACTCTGCTGAGTCGCATATCAACAATTGCTCAGTTTCCTCACATACATAAAAATCTGGAGGTATTACCAAAGGTCTTGTTAATTTCTGCTCTAATGCACTACAACCAGTTAAGGCTAGTGCTAGTATTATTATTAGTGTTTTCATGCTAAAAGGGTATGTCTTTGTCTTCAAAACCATCAGTTTCAACAGGCTGAATCTTCTCAGGTGCTATCACAGGTTGCGATCCCTCGCTATAGTCAGGGATAGTTTTTTTCTCTTCGCCAATCTCACCAGTAACCTTGTTTAGCATCTGTAGAGTTGAGTTAAATCCTGACAAAACAACCTCAGTTGTGTACTTCTTTTCGCCATTCTGATCCCATGATCTTGTTTTTAGTTGACCTTCAATATACACTTTTGATCCTTTGTGAAGATACTTTTGGGCTACGTCTGCCAATCGACCAAAAATTATGACACGATGCCACTCTGTTCTCTCTTGCTTCTGACCTGTGGTTTTATCTGTCCAAGATTCAGATGTTGCAACTGCTAGATTAGCTATTGCTTTACCATCTGCACTAAATTTCACCTCTGGTTCTCTACCGAGATTTCCAATAAGTATCACTTTATTAATCATTACCTTACTCCTTCATATTAAATTTGGGGTTGCTTAGGGCAACCACTCCCGTCTGTCTGCTTTAACTAACGAGGGATAGGAAAAAGGGTTGAAACTAACCCTGTTTAAAAACCCCGACACAGCATTAGGTAGACGAAACCTCTGTGTTCACTTAGCTAACTCTGTCTTTGTTGCAGTCGCTAGAGCTTCTTTCACGTCCTTGTTATATTTTGCCTTATTAGCCATCAGAAGTGTTTTATCAGCATGTTCCTTGGCTAATTTTTTGTTAGTGGCAAGTTTCTCTTCAGACTTGGCTTTCTTTTCTTCAGCCAATCTCATAGCACGTTCAGTCATCCACTCAGCCTGTTCAGGAGACAAATTTTTCCAAACAGCAGTCTTGAGAGGTGTGTTACCTTTAAAGTCGGCAAGGATTTCTAGTATGCTTTCTTCATCTCCTTCTCCCGCGCCATTTCCAATAGCTTCCCCAAGTGCTATAGCAATGTATTCAGATGCCGCAGTCAACGTTAACTCATGTTCTTTAATCTTCGATTGCTGCAACTTGGCGTTCTCAACTTCCTCGTAAGAGGCGATTGCTCCACTTGGCATATAGCCGATCATAGCCAAACAGCGACCTATTGCGCTAGTTTCTGCACACTCATAATGAGAGGTCTTGTTAATGTTGTTAGAACCTTCACGTTCCATTGCATGACCAGTACCACGAATGATTCCATCAATAACTGCGTGAGCCTTAAAGACTACTACACCATCTTCATCCTTAATGATCTCAGTCAATATCTGACCATTAGCGTGTTGTTGAACAAAAGAATGAATCCTAGTGACAACCATTGCATAATCAGCCCCACCAGCTACTTTAACTGTTTCTAATTTTTCCATAATATCTCCTTAATTTTTAGTTTTATCATAGCTGTACTTCATCACTCGAACTTTTTTACCGAATTGATTCACTACAGTTATCATTTCTTTATCAATAACATAACCATCTCTGTGGATTAGGTTATGAATCCTAGAGGCTAACCTTCCTATTGAAAGTTTAAGCATAGCTTCTACTGGAGTAATACCTCCCTCTGAGCCTTGTCTCTTCAAGTATTTTATTAGCATTACTTCCTGACTAGGGTTCTCGTGAAATTTAGAAGCATAAATTAATGCTCTGCGTTCCTTCTCTTCATCAAAAGATGGTGGCTCAAAATCTTCTTGTGAAATCTCACCACTCTCTATCATTCCAACCATATCTGAATGTCCGTTCATTATTTTTCTCCTTTATAATTTCGTAGGTGATTGATCGTCTCAACTCCACCTTCTAATTTTCTTATAGTTAATAGCCATTCCCACTCAAAACCAAGTTGATCCTTCAATATATCTCTGATCTCCTCAGTAAAGTCATAGTCAAAGTCTTCTTCATAGTCCTGATACTTTCCATAGACTTGGGCAGAAAACCTGTAATATCGAAGATTTGCCACCTTCAAGACAGCATCTGCTAGTTCAAGAACATGACGAAATGGAACTTCTAAGTCAATCTCATCCACCATGTGTTCAACTTCTAAAAGAATATTTGATGCTTCATCAATCATTTGATCACGAGCTTTATCTTTATTAGATTCCCACTCAGTCTGAAAGTCATCACCTTTTTGTAGTTCTTCTTGTGTTTCCATTACAGCACCTCCACCAATTTGAACTGACAAATATCAAGAATCTGATTTACATCAAAATCCATATTCGTTCTTTGAAAACGATCTATTTTTTTTACAAAATTTGATAGTGTGCAATCTTCAAAAACTACTTGCTCTTTTTTAACTGCAACCATGTAAGTTACTATGAATTTAAATCTAGGTTGTTTCATTACAATATCTCCACGTTATTAGGACGTTTAAAAAAACCAAACTTAGGATCATCATCGCTTGGTGTAACTTTAGCCACGAATGAAACTCTAGCTCCTTGCAGTAATCCAGCTTTGCCACCATCAATGTACTGACTGACTGCTGAACCATTAAGCTTAAAGCCACGATCATCTATAAAGAACATCCTCCATTGACCTCCCCATTGATTGTCCTTGTGATAAGTCTTATCAATGACACCAGTAAACTTAATACGATCATCAGTGACTGGAACAGGATCAGCTTTGTCGTAAACTTCTTGCCTTAGTCGTAGCACCTCTTGGTACTCAGCTTCCTCTTCAGCCTCTTTTTTTGCTTGAGCCTTAGCTTCAGCTTCACGCTTGGCGATCTCTTCAGGAGTAAGCTCTGGAGCTTCCCAACGATAAGGCTTCTCAGCTTCGCCCCACTTCTCAAGATCAAACTTATTACCGACCTCAAGCTTATCACGATCACCAACATATTCTTTAGCCTTGATGATCGCCTTGTCGAAATCTCTTGAAAGGTTTCTGATGTAGCTATCCTTCTCGTTGAAGCCATAGTTAGTAGGAATGTAGTTATGTTCACGAAGTGTGTACATGCCATTCCCAAATCCACTTGATATGTAATACATTTTAGTTTCCTATGGGGAGGTTGCCCTCCCCTGTTAAAGTTAAATTATCTGCAAAGAATGTTATAAGACTCTTGCGTCTCAAACCTATCGTGAACTGGAATTAGGTGAGGGCAAGGGTAGCCAAGTTTCTTGCTAAGTTGTACTCTAACAAGACCATCGATTTCTGCATAAACTCCATTATGCATTGCACCAACCATATCTTTAGGTTGATCTACTGGTTCGATGTGATAACCGAATTGCTCTCTGTAAACTAATTTGCACAGAGGAGCTTCATCGTTAGGTTCTGTTGTGTTGTAACCAACAGGGATAGTAAATCTGTCAACAGTAGTTTGGACTACGTTGTTTAATATTGTAGTCAAGGGTAATTTCTTCCTTACCTTTCAAAAGGTCTTTACTGCCGAACTTTGTAGTTATTAAGGTTGCTGTATTAAATGACATTTGAATCTCCTATCTTAGTTAAAATGTGCCACCTTTTTCTCGATGACAGGAGTCATTGTATCAAATATCGTACAGATATGTTAACTATTTGCAATAAATAATTTATCTCTGACTATAGATAGGGATTGGGAATTTGGGAATTGGGAATTTATTTTCATTCCCAAAGTCAAGTGGGTGACTCGGTAGTTTTGGGTACTACCCCATTTTATGTAGGTGTGGTAAGGGTTGTAGCCACCCAACCAAGGTGATTAGGGTTGCTTGGGTGATTGGGATTTGGGAATTGGGATTTGGGAATCTGGGATTTTATTAGGTCGGGTTAAGGTCGGTCTTAGTCTGAAAAACCGACCTATTTTTGTTTTTATGTCAAACTAACTCAGAAATCTGTGTATTATTCTTGGTCTTGGTTTAGAGTTTTTTGGGATGTTATTTATGATCTCAGAAAGCAAAAACCCCTAGAGTGAAAGATGCTCTAAGGGTTTTCTAAACTGGTGTTTGCCCCACCTGCTTGACAAAGATTATACCCTTTTTCACAGTTTGGCAACCTCCAGTAGCACGAGAGGTGATATGTCTAGCCGATCCATGAAGCTTCACTCACACTTCTTATAACCTCAAAGAGATTCAGCAAACGTGTTACCAACAACTGCTGATTGATGTTAGATTAAGAAGGTTTATGCTGGTAACCACCTCGAACCGATAAAGAAAATCTAGCGCAGAGTGCAGAAGGCTGAGTACCTATCACAAGGTAGCGATGACTCTGATCTGAATATGTGTTTGTTTCAGGCTCGATATAACTGCGATACGCTGTATACCGATGAGATTCTCTAGCTTACTTGATTGTAAGTTAGGGGATATCTTGGCTCTCCAAGTGAAGCTCCACACTGAACCCGATAAGTTAAGAGCTTTAAAAAAAAGGGGATTTATCCCTTAGCTTTACTAAGTAGAATCTTGGATGCTTCAGCATCGAGAAGACAAACGTTAGTGCGTCAGTTGTACCTCAAGAAAGTCAAACCAACCATTACCTTGTACGATATTTGATATAATGACTGTATGAAAAAAACTAGACATGTTTATTATAAATCTATCCCTGACGAATTTGTACGACTAGGATTGACACAAGCTCAGGCTTCAAAGTTACTAGGAATTACTAGATCAACTTTAAATCACAATATAAAGGCAGACAACATCAGCTTTCATTGGCAAATTTATGGTCTAGCTCATTACTTAGAAAATCAGCATCATGCCCACGTTAAATAAAATCAGCCACGAAGAACGTGAAAAATTAGTACAGACAATGCTAGATGTAATCCATCTTATTGGTGAAATTGAAGATGAAGCAGTCAAAGAAACCTTGTGTGATAATCTTATTGGTATGTGTGATCAACTCAAGTCTCGATTGATTGTGAACATGATGAAAGAAAAAAATGCTGATAGGTTTGAGATAACAACATGAGTAGTGAAATTGCATTAGAGTCAGCTAAGATCACAGAATTTATTCTGCCTTGGCTAGGTATCTTATTGTCTTTGATGATTGCAATGTGGGTTAAAGACTTCGCAACAGCATTGGCAAAAGGTTTGAAATTCAAGATGAACCCTGCATTTAAAGAAGGTATGAAAGTTATACTTGATGGCAAGGACGCTATCATCGTTAAGATTGGGGCAACTGAAACAGTATTTGGTATCTATTCAGACAGAGGTTACACTTGGCGATATGTACCTAACGAAAAGATTAGCGGTCTTAAACTTGAGAAAATGATTAATGCTAAGAAAAAAGAAAATGAAAAATGATGAGCATGAAGTTCAGAAAGCTATATGTGAGTATTTAGACCTAAGACATATTTGTTATTTTGCTGTTCCAAATGGTGGGAAACGAGGAAAGATCGAGGCAAAAAAATTTAGAGCTGAAGGAGTAAAAAGTGGAGTGCCTGATTTATTCGTTTTATGGGAGTCACAACCATTTTTTTTAGAGGTCAAGCGACCTAGGAATGGATTAATTCCGAAGGGTAGAGTGTCCAAGAATCAGACAGAGATGATGGGCAAACTTACTGAGAATGGAGCTGAGTGTGCTGTTGTGTATTGTGTGAATGATGTTATAGAACAATTTATTGAATGGGGAGTAGGTCATTAAACAAACAGCAATAACAAAATCGGCTAGGGGAAAAGCTTGTACCTTTGCTAGTGATCTCTGTGATTCAGGAGTAAACAACGAGAACGTGGTTTTTTGCCACGAATCTTCAGGTTCTGTAGGTTCTAAGGCTAAAGATAGGAATGGGCAAGACATCGGGTTCTATGGTTGCCATGCATGTCATTCGTTGTTTGATTCTTTAGTTCATCCATACTACAAACCTTACTTCATTAAAGAGATGGCTCAGTTTGCTATGACTAGAACCAAGAGACAATTGATTAAGCAAGGTCTTGTAGGTGAACACTATCCTGACACATCATTATAAGGTTACCATGACTAATACACTATCAAGAACCTTGAAACGAGACAAGCCTAAAGCTCACATCGTGGAGGGCATGACTAAATTATTTTTTCAGAAGACTGATGCAAAGGAAGCAATCATTAGTATTAAAGAAAATAGACAAACTCGTACTGGGTTACAAAACAATCTATATTGGGGAGTAGTAATTGAACAAGTCAGACTCGAAACTAGGAACTCTAAAGATGCCATACATAATCATTTAAGAGAAGAGTTATTAGAAGTCACTTGGGAAACAGTTGGTAAGAGATCAAATCAGGTGCTAAAATCGACCACAAAAATGAATACTAAAGAGATGGGAACTTACATTGATGATTGTATTCTTTACATACAGGGAGAGTTGTTGCCGGGTTTTAAGTTGAACTTGCCTGATAACTGGAAAGGTTTGGTAGTAGAATGAGAGACATGACTGAAAATAAAGAATTTGACATAGAGTTAGATAGAGA